CCAAAGAATACATAATGGTCCAGTACATGAACTTGATGCCCATGTTGATGGGTGAGATCGATGTTCCAATGGGTGCTGACAAAGACGGAAACCAAGTCAACGCTCGCAAATTTGATGCCGCCAACATGAAGGGCGTTTTGACCGAGATGTCCAAGTTTATTGACGAATACGCACCTGAACAGGATACACCAGTCAACAACATCACGTTCCATGTTGTCGAGGCCAAAAACCCGTGAATTTAGACTTCACTGTTACCAGCCCCCAGTTGGATTTCCATAACCTTGCTTGCAAATATCCCGCCTTCATAGGCGGGTTTGGCTCAGGCAAAACTGAGGTTCTGGCTCAACGCGCCATCGCTGACAAACTCATGTGCCCAAAGGGCCCTGTGGCCTGTTATGAGCCAACATATGACCTAGTGCGGTTGATCTTGGCCCCCCGGTTAGAGGAAAAACTGGACGAGTACAAAATCCAGTATACCTACAACAAATCTGAAAACATCATTTATACCAAAAAGTATGGGCAGTTCATATTGCGCACACTAGACAACCCGGCTCGCATAGTGGGTTATGAGTCCTTCAGAAGTCACGTGGACGAAATAGACACCCTAAGGCACAAACACGCGGAAGCCGTTTGGCAGAAGATTATCGCCCGTAATCGTTTTAAAGCAGAAGGTTTAACGAACCAAGTCTCTGCGTATACGACCCCGGAAGGTTTCAATTTTGCGTATGATCGGTGGGAAAAGAACCCCGGCCCCGATTATAAGTATATCCGAGTGTCGACCCGTGCCAACCCGTTTTTGCCGGATGATTACATCCAAGGTTTGATGGACAGCTACCCGCCAAATTTGGTGGAGGCGTATATTGAGGGCAAATTCGTCAACCTGACCACAGGCTCAGTTTATGACTCATTTGACCGAGATGTCCACAACACACACGCTCAGTGGGACCGCACATCAGCCGAGCCCGTACATATTGGAATGGACTTCAACGTGGGCAATATGTCTGCAGTCATCCATGTCATCCGAGCAGGCCAGGCCTTGGCAGTGGGCGAGATAACCAAAGTCTTAGATACCCCGGCCATGATCAGAACCATAAAAGAGCGCTATGCCGGGTCGTCCATTATCATATACCCGGATGCCAGTGGCAACAGTCGCAAGTCAAATAATGCCAGTGAGTCGGACATATCCTTGTTAAGGCAAGCAAATTTCAAGGTAGATGCGCCCAAATCCAACCCCTTTGTTCGTGACCGGGTGATATCAGTAAATAGTGCGTTTGTGACTGGCAAATACCTCGTCAACGTTGAGCAGTGCCCAGAATATGCGTTATGCCTAGAGCAGCAAACATACACAGATAATGGTGATCCGGACAAAAGTTCTGGTCATGACCACTTGCCAGACTCTGGCGGGTACTTTATCCATAGGAAATACCCTGTGGTAAACAGAAAACCTCAAATAGCCAAAGTGGTGGGAATTTAACATGGGCATAGAAAGCAAACACCCTCGATACACAGAAAAAGAAATCCAATGGGCTAGATGCCGTGACACCTATGATGGCGAGGATGCCATTAAAGATAAAAGAACTGAATATCTGCCCAAGTTATCCAAGCAGAGTGACGCCTCATACGCAGCATATATGAAGCGAGCCAGTTTTTACAACACTGTGAAAAGAACCGTCCACGGTTTGGCCGGAGCAGTAATGCGCATAGACCCTATTGTGGAAGGTGTCCCGGAAGATTGGGAAATGGACATCACGACCACTGGCATGAGCATCAACGACTTCATATACTATATGCTGACAGAACAACTTTTGATCGGGCGTCAGGGTGTATTGGTTGAGCATGATGGAGTTAGGCCCTATTTGGTAGGATATCCCACCGAGCAAATGACCAATTGGCTTGATGATAGAAACGTTCTAATGGAACAGTACCGTCAAATCGACCCCAACGACATGTACGACTCAAAATATGAGACCCAGTACCGGGAGCTTTTGATCGAGGAAAATACATATATTGTTAGGATTTGGCGCAAGGTTAAGGGCAAATGGGCGGTCCACGAAGAAATCATACCAAACAAACGCGGCAGCAGTCTGGAATCAATACCGTTCATTGCCATGAGTGTCGATGGTTTTAATATGGACCCCAAATCACCTCCTCTGCTCAACCTAGCGGACATGAATCTGTCCCACTACCGGACATCGGCTGACCTAGAACATGGACGCCATTTTACGGCCCTGCCAACCCCGTATGTTACCGGGGTGGATGTGGACTCTGAACTGTCCATTGGCGCAGAATCGGCTTGGGTCCTGCCAGACTCAGCGTCTAAGGCTGGGTATTTAGAATTTAGCGGAAATGGGTTGGCCGCCCTAGACACAGCGATGGAACAGAAACGATCCATGATGGCCAGTCTTGGTGCGCAGCTTCTAGAGGGCCAAAAGAATGGTGTTGAGGCAACCGAAACCGTGAAGCTTCGCCAAAATTCCGAGGCATCTGTTCTCATGCGAGCGGTGAAGACTGTTGAAGAGGGGCTGAACAAATCTTTGGCTCTGATGTCGGAATGGTCCGGCTCGGCTGAAATGCGAGTCACTCTCAATACCGACTTTGCGGACAGTGTGATTGGTGCTCAGGAAATGGTATCCTTGATGGGATTATGGCAGTCTGGCGCAATCAGTCATGAGTCTTTGTTGTATAATATGAAGAGGGGTGAAATCATACCTCCTGACGTGAGTGTCGAAGAAGAAAGAGACCGCATAGACGTTCAAACGGGCCTCCCTGACATGGTAACAGACGAGATCTAAGCATGGCAACTGTCAACGACAAAGTACTTGACGCCATAACGGGACACTCGGTCGATTTAACCCGACTAGAGGCGTCCCTGCAGGCGGATGTCATCAAACAGTTGAAAGTCTTGGAAAAAGACTTGATCAAGAAGCTCAAAAATGCGGGGCTGGAAGTAAATAATATACCTCTGCAGCGCAAACGGATGCAGGTCTTGTTGGCACAGACGAAAAAGACAATCAGAGAGGCTTACGTCAACATAGACGCCAAAGAAGCCACGAATATGTCAAGCGTGGCTGGGATTGCTGAAACCCAAGCGGTAGGTGCAATAAACGGGTCCATCAAGGCAAAAGTTCTCAGTGTTGGGATGTCTGACCAGATGTTGGGGGCTATCGCCTCAAACACCCTCATTCAAGGTGCCCCTAGCCGGGAATGGTGGTCTGGTCAGGCAACCTCCCTCCAGAGTGGGTTTAAGAACATTATACGACAGTCCATGCTATCGGGCGAAACCACCAGTAACATTGTAAAATTAGTGACTGGTACGGAAGCTTTGCGGTTCAAAGACGGCCTGATGCAGACAGCCAGAAACAAAGCGGAGGCTCTAGTTAGGACCTCAGTGCAGGTGGTGGCCAATGAAGCTAGGATGCGGACATATGAATCCAACCGTGACGTAGTAAAGCATATCGAGTGGGTATCCACCCTAGACTCTAGGACTAGCTCAACCTGCCAAGTATTGGACGGCAAAAAGTGGGCTGTGGGTACGTTCAAGCCCATAAGCCCCAATAGTCAGAATTTTCCCGGTCCCACAGCCCATTGGAACTGTCGCTCAACTCAGGTCCCGGTACTTAAATCTTGGGAGGAGTTGGGTTCCAAGCGCAAGTTTGATGAAATACCATCTTCCACCCGTTCTAGCATGGACGGTCAAGTAAGCTCGAAAATAAGTTACGAAGATTGGCTTAAATCTAAGGGCCAAGAATTCCAAAAGGAAGTCCTGGGGCCGGGAAAATTCGAACTTTGGAAAGCCGGGAAAATTGGATTTAAAGATCTGACCAACTCAGCCGGAAACCCACTCACTGTCGGCCAACTCCAACTGAAGTATGCTGACAAGCCGAAGCCCAAGAAGCCAGCTCCAGTAGAGATTTTGAACGAAAAGGGCGTCCAGAACATGGATGAATATAGTGACTTGTCACTGGCGGCCACGGGCATCCCGGCTTTCGATAATTCGGTCCTGTCTAGGCTGGAAAAAGAGGCCGTGGCCAATTATACCATGACTTCGTATATGACCATAAACAAACACCTGCGAAAAGTGGACCCCGACATTTTTGATGCCCTCATGACAGACGAGTATTTCGACACAATTAAAAATTTAGATTCCCTGATTGAAAGGCTCCCAGTTACCAAAGCCCCAATGAAGTTGTTTAGGGCAAGGCAGTCGAACCAAAGTCATAAAGTGGGTGAAGTTTTATTAGATCGAGGATTTGGCTCTACTTCGGCAAAATTTGATGATCTAGGTTTTGGCGACACCACCTATACCATAACTGTCCCCCCGGGCTCAAAAGTGGCCATGCTGGCAAATGCGTCCAGATTAAAAAGGGAACTTGAAGTGGTTTTGCCCCGT